GTCTTGGGTTGCATTGAGACAAAAACTGTACCAAAAACAGGAGGATTTTCATTTTCACCACCCCAAACAGAAATAGAATTAATTGTTGGATAATTCTTTTTAATATATGCAGCATAGTCTGAATATGTAACTAATCTGTTTTGAGTAGTAAATTGAACGGGAGCAGAAAACTTGATCTCATCAATACTTTCTTTTTCTGCACCGCCTGAAGCAGGACTTACTGGATCAATAACAAAATCTATATTTGTATCGTTTAAAGAATCTGTCAAAGTATCGGTTGCAACAAAATTGTTTGCTTTATTTGCCAATTCACCGTTTGTTGTGAGGTATTCAATTGTAATAACAGAACCATCTTCTAGTTTTTTTCCTATTTTATTATCACCAAAATAAATTTGATATTCTTCAGATAAAGATTCTTGTAAGAAAAATACCTCTGACTGAGAAGTTGTATTGCTTGAATCAGTCGCCAAAAGATAAACCGAAACTTGTGTATTTGATGAACTTGGCTGAACAGAAACTCTAATCGTTGACGTATCAATTGATGTGTCAGGAAGCAAAAACACTTGTTTTGGATTTTGAGCTTCACTGTGAACATAAACATAATTTACAAGAGTTCCTTCATAGATAGGTAAATTTATAAAAGAATAATTATTGTTAGCTTTTGTTGTAGTTATGTCTTCTAAAGTAATAAAACTATAGCTTATTCCCTCAACATCTTCAGAGAAAAAAGTATATCCTTTAGGTATTGTTAGAGTTCCAGATGTGCTTGTTTCTGTGGTTGCTGTGAAGTTAATGAATGCTCTTGATGCTTTACGAGAGTAAGGAACATATCCTAAAGATTTTGCGTGAGACACAACAGAATTACGAAGCAATGCGGTATCCATAAATGCTTCGTTTGCTACCATATTTAAATAATATGCTTGATAGTGTGTATTGTAAGCAAGCAGATCAAGTAAAACGTTCAGACCAGAACCTTCAAAATCATAATCAGTAAATTCTGATTGTTGATTTAGAAATGTTTTTAAATTTTGTTTGATAACATCAAAATCAAGTTCTGTTATCCTTAAACGATCTACCATTTTATCTAATTCTTTCTAGAAAAAAATTGATTGTAATTGCATTTTGATTATTCAATATAGAAAAAGTCAACTTTACATCATAGCGATTTTCGTCTGGCGTCAGTGTTGCAACAACCTCAATAACTCTAACTCTAGGTTCATAATTTTCAATGACTTCGGTTATTGCCCTTTCAATGTGAACAGCGGTAATTTCATCAACCGGTTCAAATAAAAGGGCTCTAAGGTTGCTACCAAATTGCGGGTTAAATGGCTTCTCAAAAAAGTTTATTGATACTAAATTTTTAACCGAATTTATTACAGCATATTCATTCAGATGCTTAGTCACATCCTTCTTCACTGGATGAACATTGAATCTCAAATCCAAGTCCCTGTAAGTTACATTCGTTGGAATTAATGGGTTATTTTGTACTATTATTGATGCCATATCTTATTTATCTCAGTTTCCGATGAACACTGTGCCAGAGCTGCCTATGATAGGCTGATTTCCAATAGTATCATCATTCTGAACCAGGTCGCCTTTTCTAGCAGCTCCGTTTGTTCCTTGATTCAAATTGATTGTTTTACCATTAATTTTTATATCACCAGTAACGTTCAAGTTGTAGTCTCCGTCAACGTAAATTTGAACGTCACCCTGAACATAGATTGCATCATCACCAGCGACTACTGTATATTTGTCTTTTTGAATTCTTTCAGAACGTGAGCCATCAGGACCCCATTCTGTGTAAGAACCCGAACGGTGATATATGTGTACACGCTCTGCATCTTTTGTATCATCAAATTCTAACGCATGACCAGACTCAGATTCATAAACATTATTATATGGATACTGTGCCTTATAATACGACTCTGGCTCAACTTTGCTTGCTTTCTTAGCTTTTTTACTTTTTACGATTTCAGATGGATATTTGGCATCATTTCTTGCAAGTCTTGATGTTGTAGGTTCATCTAGCTTTCTTGGATAGAGAGTTGGCTTTTCATCTGGTTTCACTGGAGAAGATGCTAACTCAGTTGAACTTCTAGAATCATTGAATCCATTTTTAGCATTTCCAGCTTTTAATGGTACTTTAGGAAAAATTCCTATCATAACAGGTTCTTGTGCATTTTCTCCATCTTTAAAGAATCCAAGTACCATATCACCTTCAAGTGGTGTATGCATATTAGAAAAACTAAGCGGAAGAATTGTTTCTGCCCAAGGCAATGAACTTGTTGGTAATTGTGTCTTGTCTGGATTGTGCCAACCAATACAACGAACACGACAGCGACCCAATTTTATAGGATCTTTACGATCTTCTACAACACCAACAAACCAAATAAATCCATTTTTACCAGCAAAATCTTTTGTCTCTTTTTCCATAGTATTTTAGATTCCCTCAACATACCCAGTGCCATTAATTTTTTTACGGGCCAAAGCGTCTTGTGCTGAACTGCCAGATATTTTTCTTTTATCTGTTGTAGAATCAGTTGCAATCTCAATGAAAGTTGTGTGCTTATTCAAACCTAAAACATGTCTTGTTGCAACAATCAAATATTTACCACTCAATGATTTATCTCTAGCTTCTTTTTCTGCTGACGATTTTACAGAAAACGGAGCAACATCAAGTTCAATCATTTTACCTGATGTGAGTAAAAAATTTCCTGGCATAGATAATTTTATTTTTCTTGATGTTAAATTTGAAAAAATTGCTTTTCTTTGTATAACCAATTTTTCATAAGCTTCATTTTTGTTGATTGATTTAGGATCAGCTTGTTTTATATAATTACTGTTAACACGATCACCTCGTGTAACATAAACGGCTTTATTTGAATCATAAGAAGTCTGTAAAGTTGTGCCGTTTTCATTTTTCATGTTTGTATCTAATGGATTCTTATTTGCATGTTCAGTAGCAGCATAATTTTTTTCAAAATTATTTTTTTGTGTATTGATAGCGCCAGTTGATGTATCAAAACCAACAAGTGAACCTGAATATACACCTTTTTGTATTTTATCCACAATATCGGTTTGAGAAACTATCTCTAAACCTTTTGCCATATAAAGTTCATTAACTGGATTTCCACTTGTCAAATTTTTTGCGCCAAATCTTATCGGTGAATCTAATATAGGCTTTTGTTTCAATAAATTGGATAATGTGACAAAGTTGAAATTATTACTGTCAGAGTAAAAAACGAATTCTGGTGAATTTTTTTGACTTAAAGCCCTCTTAGCACACCAATCAATTGCTTCCAATGGATTTAAATTTGGTATAATAATATCTCTGATACCAAAAGAATTTTCAAATATTTTTGGATGCTGCGTCTTTACGAACTGATCCATAATATTTCTAGCTGCTTTTGAGTAAGTCTCTTTGTAGCTTTTATTTACTTTTTGCTGTGTAGAAGAAATGTACTCATCCGCAACAAAATGAAGAATATATCTTTCGGTATTTTGATTTATATTTGTTCGGTCACTTTGTTTGTATATACGAAAATTTTTTCTATAAGATAACGCACTATACTGCTTTTCTTTTGTCAAATAAATAGAAATAACTTCAGTTCCATCAAAACGAAGTCTATCAGTAAGCCGAATTGTATCTGTAATAATTATATTTCCAGAACAAACCGGCAAAAAAATTGAATCGTATAAATTCACTTCTTCAAATAAATTTTGAATATTGACTGGTGGTCCTTCTTTTCCTTGAATAAACAGTTCTTTTATTCTGTACTGATCTGCTTCTAAAAATCCTTGGTTCATGCTGGGCTCACCTTATCTTCAAATTCTACCATAACTGTTTCTACATAAAATGGTTGTAATAATACAATGTTTCTTTTTCCTTCATTTTCCCAATATTCATAGTCATAATATGTTTTCTGTTGCTTAGAGATTGTTTGTTTTACAGTCATTCCACTAGGCAAAGTTTTGGTAATAGTAGATGGGACAACATTTGCATATGTGTTGGCATCTAATTGTATAATGTCAACACTTTTTTTAACATCATACTGATTCACTGATGAACCTGATATTTGTCTCTCTACTATTTTTACTCGTTCTTTTACGTTTGCGACATTTTTTGCATATGCTAATCCAGCACCATAAGTTGAATTGTTAGCATACTCTGCTGTTGAATATTTTTTATCAACATAATCGTTGAATGCGTCATATGAAAGAGGCCAATCAAACTGTGGATCAATAATATCGTTAAACAACAAAACAATCCAATGTTTTTCTGGATCACCGTAAACTTTAAAAGCTATGCCTTCTGGTGTATCAGTATCTTTAATAGAATATTCATAAAATAAAGACGATTGTTGTTTTATAGATTGCAGAAAACCAAAACGAGTAGTAATGTTTGTAACAACATCAACACTAGTTGTGTTATTTTCGTTTGAGTAAACTGTAAGTGGATAAAAATTAAAAAAGTTAGCCATTTTGATTTATGTTAGATTAGCCACCAACACCAGCGCCCATATCGTTGCTGAGTCCATATTTCATCAAATATCTATTATCTTCTCTTGCCTTTGCTCTTGTAGCATTTGTTTTCTTTCCAGCAGCAATACCAGCATCAACTCCTGTAGATGTATTGACTCCCTGTGAAGGAGTTTTATTTTTCTTTCTTTTCCTTTTCTGAGGAGAGGTATTGGAAGATTTATTTCCTGTAGTTATACGATTATAAAGTGCTACGTAATTATCGTTACTTGATGCAGATGCAGGAGATGGCGCTGTTGAAACAGGAACAGCAGGATCGTTTTTGTCAAAGCTATAATCTTCTTTTGTCAGATACGTAGTTTCACTGAATGATAGTGTCATTGTGATCGCAACAGGCATACCTGTTCCACCCTTTTCGGGCGAATTGTTATCAAATGATTCGTATGCTGCAAATCCTCTTGGTGCGTAATTAGTTTGTATACTCTTCAGAACACATGTTCCAATAGGAGGTATATTTGGATTTTCTTTTCCGCGATAAAAAAACTTCATATCAAACTCAGATGGTGGAATCAACATACCACTACCACCCAGTTCAGGAGATGCATGAAATTTGAACAATTCAATGATATTCAAAACTTCTTTTGATTCTTCTTCCGATCTAGGATAAAACATAAACTCAAATTGAAATTCACGGGGTTGTGGAGATGTATACAGAAGTTCAATCATTGGGTTCAAAACTTGCCCAAATGCAGCAAATAATCCTAGCTGTCCAGTTGCGCCAGATAAACCAACTTTATTTGCTATTGCTTGTGCAGCTAGATATCCAACGCCCGACTTAATTGCAGTGCCTGCCATTCCTTTAAAATCACCTGCTTTATACTTGGCTAATAGTTCTGGTCCAGCAGATAATGCTTGTCCTAAAAGTTCTTTACCGGGTTCTAGAGAAGAGTAATTTTGTTGTGTATCAAAGTTCAAAGTATCGGGCATATATAATACAATTGACTCATTTGTCAAGACGGTTCTGTTCATAATAGCAAAGGGGCTTTTATCTGTTATAAAAGTGCCTTTTTCTGGATTACCCTGTGACAATTTTTGAGAGATTGTATCTTTATCGTTAAATCTTTGAGCGCCACGTTTGGATGAACCAAAGTTGGTGTCTTTCTGTTCACGAATAAAAAATACCATGTAATGACCCCGTTCAGCACTACCCAAATCTTGAGGATAACGATAGAGTTTAAATTCACTGGTAGAAGTATCTAATAAATTAAAAGAATCTCTTCTGTTTTCCAAAATAGTAACATCGTTAAAAGAAACTGTGGCCATTTTTATTCCTATTGTTTATTGACTAGATACTATTTATGCCATACAAAGGTAAATTCACACCCCAAAATCCAAAAAAATACAAAGGAGATGCTACAAACATCATCTATAGATCATTGTGGGAAGTTCGTGTGATGAAATATTTAGATGAGCATCCAAACGTGGTATGGTGGGGTTCAGAAGAACTTCCTATACCCTATCTCAATCCCATAGACCGAAGAAAGCACCGATACTTTCCAGACTTTATCGCAAAGATTCGTAAGTCGGATGGAAGCGTCATGACTTATATTATTGAAGTAAAACCCGAAAAACAGACTATGCCTCCTACACAAAAACGCAAAACAAAAACGTTTTTGCAAGAAGCAGTAACTTATGAGATCAATCGTGCTAAATGGAAAGCAGCGGAAGAATTCTGTAAAGACCACGGCTGGAAATTTCAAATTTTGACTGAAAGAGACTTGGGCTTGAAATAATTGAGATAAATACTAGATGGCAAAAAGACTTATAGACAGAATCAAAGAATCCCTTGAAAAAGAGGGTCTAGAACCACGCACCAGAGCAGCAAGACAGTGGCTCAGAGTGAAAGCGCAAAACTTACGAGTTTCACGCACAAATCTCATGCGGGACAGACTAAGACTCAAAGACAAGTCTATAATTGGTCGTATGTATTTTTACTTTTATGATCCAAAACTGAAAGATATTTTACCGTATTATGATAGATTTCCATTGGTAATTCCAATCAGAAAACATCAAGATGGCTTCATAGGTCTAAATTTACATTACATTAGCCCAAAGCAAAGAATAATATTGCTTGACAAGCTTAGTATAATTCTGAATAACCATGAGTATGATGAGACAACAAGATTTAGAATTAGTTATAATTTTTTAAAAGCATCTACAAAAATGTTTGAAGCAAAACCTTGCATAAAAAAATATCTATTCAAACACATAGAATCCAGATTTTTAGAGATAACCGCAGACGAATGGGACATAGCAGCATTATTACCCGTTGAATTTTTTGAAAAAGAAAAAAAGAACAAAGTTTGGATGGAATCACAGGAGCAATTTAGATGAGTTTTAATCCCAACGATTTTTTATCACATATCAACGGAAATAATGGGTTATCAAAACCTTCTAAATTTGAAGTGCAGATAACTATTCCATTACCACTTGTTACTGCTACTGATGTTAGAATTGCAAATTTTGGTGAACTGTCTCGTTCACTGTCGTTGCAGTGTGAATCGGCGGAACTTCCTGGCAAAAATCTTGTCACTGACGATGTGAAAATATACGGTCCCACGTTCAAGCTGCCATATCAAACACAATATAATGATATCAGTTTAACTTTTTTGTGTTCTGGAAATTTTTATGAGCGGTCGTTGTTTGATTCTTGGTTAAACTTAATAATGCCAACAGATACCAATAATCTAAGATTTCCTAAAGGCTCAAATATTACAGGTTCAAATGGATATTTGACAGAAGTTTTAATTAAACAGTATGTTGATGTTGGAAATGAAATCTATAATGTAACACTTATTGATGCATTTCCAATTGCTATTCAAGCACAAACACTGAATTGGTCAGATGATGGTTTTCATAGATTGACAGTTACATTTTCTTACTTGAGATATGTGACAGAAAGAAAGCCAGTTAAGTCTGGACAAAAGTATGTTTCCGATTTGTCTGATGTGGATTTAGAAACAGCAAAAATTTCTGGTGAAAACTATAAAGATAGACCAGATGAAGTTACAAGAGAATTGGTGAATCATCCAGCTCTTCCTGGATACAAAGCTGTTGCAGCATTTGGTCGTTCAGATACAGCTAATCAAATTCCAGCTGGTGTTCCATTAGATTATCGTGGTGGGCATGATGGTGGTGATAATGCACAAGATCCGAATGTGCCAGGAAAAGATTATCTTGGTGGTCATGATGGCGGCGACAATGCACAAAATCCAAAAGCAGGAAAAAATTATGCTGGAGGTGGTGTTCTTTCTGGATTAGTTGCCGCAGCAGTAGGAGGTCTTGCACTTGGATTATTTGCAAATGCAAGACGAAACAGAGGTGGAGATCGTGGTCCAGCTGTTGGTCAGAATTATGCTAATAGAGGCATATCAACTCCGCCAGCAGGAAAACCTTACGGAGAACAGTAAACAAATTATTTTAACCTAAAGTGAGGAAATTATGTTACCTAAACTAGACGTACCTATTTTTGAAACTAAATTGATTTCAAATGATCAAGTTGTTAGATTCAGACCGTTTTTGGTAAAAGAGCAAAAACTATTTCTGATGACAAACGAAACAAACGATGCAAAATAAATGATCAAAACTGTAAAACAAGTTTTGAAAAATTGTATTCTTGATGAAATTGATGTGGACAACTTAGCCACTTTTGATCTGGAATATTTGTTCTTGAATCTGAGAGCAAGATCAGTGAGTGAAGTTTCTAATTTAAAATTTACATGTAATAACACAGTTGACAACAAAGAAAACGAAGAAG